TTCATATTATATCCTATGTTAAACTATCAAATTCTACATTTTTTGTAAAATATTTAAATCCTGCTTCATCATATAATCCAAGTCTTGCTTTAAAATGCTTAAATACATGATTAATTCCACTCTTTGACCATCTTAAATCATCAACAATATCCCATAAAATCATTCTTTCTTTAGAATCATGAGTTCTCAATCCTCTTCCAATTGTTTGAGGAATTGTTATTTCAGATTTCATTGAACTACCTAAAATAACATTATGTAATTTCTTAATATTTATTCCTTGTTTGAAAGTTTGAAAAGTAGCAACAACAATTGCATTCTCTTGAAACTCCATCTGTTTTCTAATCATTTCTCTTTGTTTAGTGCTTACATCTCCATGAACAACAAAGATACTATATCTATCATCTAAAGTTTCCTCTAAATAATCAACAATAGCTTTTAAATGGTCTCTTTTTCTTACAATTAATAAACTATTTTGTTTATCAGGAATATGACTAAAAATATATTTAAATATTTTATTCCTTTTTTTATAATCAGCTAGAAATTTCTCTTCTTGAGCATAAGGAGTTTTTATTGTTTTCTTTTTAATTGGGTCGTATTTTGGTTTATATAAGTCAATAATATCTTTAGGATATTTAAAAATTATATTTGCAATAGATATTTTAGATAAAACTCCACTATCAATTAAGTCTTTAGATTTTAATTTAAATATTGTATTTCCTATAACAGATTTAATATTTAACATATCTGAATTATCTTTAGGTAAAGTTCCTGTTAATCCTAATCTAAATTCAGCATTAGTACATTTATTACCTAATGTTGTAATGGAATATGATTTTGCTCCATGGCAATTTGATACACATAATCCATCAGCAAAATAATTATTATTATTTTTCACTTCTAAATTATATGTATCTCCAACATATTCAATTTCATTTATTTTTTTAACTATCATATATAATTATTTATTCCCTTTTATCAATTCAAAAAATTTAGGTAATGTTGATAACCAATTAGTAAAATCAACACTCCAATCATTTAATTTATGATTTTTTCTCTGATTATACATACTTTTTAACTGTAAATAACTACTAGTAACTCTAAAAGTTAATTCAAATCCTTGAGGTAAATTAGATATTAAAAGATGAAAAAATTCTTTTTTATCATACTCAATACCATTATTCCAAACAATATATTTTTTAGTATCCCAATCAAAATTATTATATGAATATATTAACCTTTTAGATAATTCTTTAGCTTCAGGTAAAACATACTCATTACATTGTGAATCAATATCCATATTAGATATTTTATGCATTTTACTTTGACTAGAAATAATATCATGAAAATGATACCTTAAAAATTGGGGTAAAATATAAGCAGGAGCAGTTAAATCATACTGTACAATTATTCCCTTTAGAAAACAATCATGCCCACTTCCACTTTTTGTTGAACCTAATTTATTTGCTCTACTTTCATCTGAAATACTCAAATCATCATAATCATGAATAACATCAGTTCTCATAGGATAATTTGATGCTTTAATTGATTCATTTAAACCATATACATTTGTGTTATAAAATTTCATTACTATTCCTCATTGAAAAACGATTTAAAAAATAATATCTTAAATAATACATTATCAAAACTACTTACAACTGATAATAATTTCCATTCATTTCTTTCATCTTGTATAAAGAAATTATTATCATCAAATCTAATATAAAAATCTGTCTTTTTATTAGTATTAAATGTATTAATAATTGTTACTTTACATTGTAGAAAATCTTTAGAAACACCAACAACTTCATATTCTAAATTAAATGATGAATAATTGTCATTAAATACATAATTAATATACTTTTCTATATGTTCTAATCTATCCATCTAATACACTCCATTTATCTATAATGTTTTTATTAAAAATTCTTGTTTCATCCCAAAATTTAACAGAAAAGGTATCTTTATTGGAACTATCGGTAATATACATACCGATAGTTCCTTGGTTAAGATCTTCATAATCTTCATTTAATATGATTACTTTATTTTTCATATTAGCTACATTTAGAAAAACCACATGCAATACAACTCACACATCCATCGACATACTGAAGTTTACTTTTACACATAGGACACTTCTCACTTGATTCAGTTTCATCTTTAATATATTTCTTCAATGTTCTAGCAATCGCTTTATGAAAACTAACTAAAGTATTCCCTTTAAGTAATTGTTCAACAATATATTGAATAGGTATATTATGTCTAAGATTTAAACTTATTTGTCTTGATAATGATTCAGCTTCAGGAATTGAATGTCCATTAGTAATATTATATTCATTATTATTTTCATCAATAAAAATATAATTACCTTTTTTAAGTTTTTTAATAATTCCTTTTTTAACAGATTTTGGAATAAAAATTTCACCTTTACTATTATAATTTTCTCCTGTGAAAACTTCATAAGGATTTCCATTAGCAACTCCAATAATAACATAATATTGTTTTTTATTTACAGTAGGAATATTAACTTCACATTCAATTTCACTAGGTCTTTTAGGAGAATGTCTACCTGCTTCAAGTTTAGGTTCATTCACATCAGTATCTTTTTTGCTAGTTATTAGAATACCATCACGACTTCCATCACGATATACTGTAACCCCTATTATACCTCTCTTGTGTGCTTCTAAATACACTTCAGATACTTTCTCTTTAGATATATCTTTAGGTAGATTAATGGTCTTGGAAGTGCTTAGAGATACATATTTAGAAACAATTGCAAGAGTCTCTAAATGTTCCATTGGTGTTAAATCAGTAGCAGTTTTAAATATTGATTTATCTTTATCAGATAATATTTTAGATTTTTGACAACTACCATTATTTGATATAACTTCTTTCAATATTTCTTCTTTTTTATCTGAATAATTATTATCAAGAAATGATTCAAACACATCATCAGTCTGATATACTTCTTCAAATTCCCCTTGAATTTTTTCAATTCTTCTAGTATAAGCTAATGCAAATACAGGTTCAATTCCACTTGATGTATTAGCTATAAAAGAAATACTTCCTGTAGGAGCAATACTACTATGTGATGAATTTCTTACACCATATTTCTTTATATCAGGTAACAATTCTTGAAATTCATTATCATTAAATAATCTAGCATTTGCTTTTACATACAATTCATATTCAAAAGCAGGATATGCCCCATCAACTTTTGCAATTTCAATTGATTCTCTCATTGATTCTAATGTAAGAGTTTTAATTATATCTTTAGTAAATTCTAATCCTTTATCTGATTCATAAGGAATTCCTAATTTAAACATAGCATGTGATAGTCCCATAAAACCAAGTCCTATTGGTCTTGCTTGCATCATTCTATCAGTAATTTTATCTAATGGAAAATTATTGACATCAATTGCTGAATCTAAAAATCTACTAGATTTTTGTATTACTTTAATATATGATTTTTTATCAAATATACCATCTATAATAAATCTTGAAACATCAATACTACCAAGCCCACAACCAAGATATGGTATATTACAAAATTCCCCACAATTGAAAATGTCAACTCCATTACACCAAAAACTATGAGTATCATTATCAACAGTAATATCAAAAACTTCTTCTGTTGATATTATATAACTACTAATAATAATATTAGATTCTATTTCAACAGCATCGTTAGATATAAATACATCTAAATATTTAGCATCTTTTGCTTCAACTTTTTTACCATTAGAAGATATTTTATGATTATTAGTGCAATATAATATATTATCTTTTTCATCAATATATTTATAAACATCCTTTATACCACTAGACCACTTATTTAAAACAGTTGTCCAACCGTCTTTAGACCATATTTTATCACCAACATTAATTTTATCTAGAGTAGTAATTCCATATTCCGTTAATATCTTTGCACTTTTTGGTAAACAAGGATTTGAAAGAACCTCATTGTCTATATTAGTAACAGTACATTGATTAAATGCAATATCTGAATTAAAAATTCCAGGTTCCGCCGATAACCAAGCACTATCAATAATTTTATCCCATATCATTTTATATGTCATTTCCTTACCATCTAAATCAATTAAAATATTTTCTTTTTTATCGACAATATTAATTGTTTTAAAAATTCTATTTGGATCTTCATTTAATATTTTATAAAATACATCGGGAATTCTAATGGAGAAATTACTTCTATTAAATTTATCATTACCGATTTTAGCAGTAATAAATGATAGAATATCAGGATGATAAATGTCCATCATTGACATTCCTGCACCTCTTCTTGAATTATGAACAACAATCCCATTTGCAATATATTCGTGTTTATCAGTGACTTCAATATCTAAAGTTAATTCTTTGTTTTCTTGGATATCAATACTATCAACTTGACTATAATATATATTAGTATCTATTGACACATAATCATCAAAAAATTCATATTTTTTTGATAAATTCTCAAATGCAAATAATGAAAAATATTTATGTTTATTTAAATATGGTCTAATCTCTTTTTGTAATTCGGTATTATCTTTATATTCTTGGGATTCTAATAAGTCTTCAAATATTTCAGTTGTATTTGGTAATATAAATCCCCTTCTATTATTAATTTTTTTATCGTTTCTATTATTAAATCTAGATTTCTTTTCTTTTAGAATATTATCATAAAAATTTCTAATTCCATATGAAGTAACAACGGTTAATTCAAAGCAACTATTAGTACCAAAAGATGAATGTGTTGGTTTAATTTCTAATATACTATTAGGACACCCAATATTAAATAGTAATATTGATAGTTCTCGAATCATTTTTTCTGATGCAGAGGAAACACTAGGTCGCTTATTACTAGAAGCGTTACCATCAGCCTCAAAATACCCCTCTATAAATCTATAGATTATTTCTCTTTTTGCTGTACGGATATTAAATGGGACACTAATATCTAAAGCATCTTTTTTATCAAACCCATTTTCTTTTAAAAATCGTTTAATTTGTTTAGATCCTATTTGATATGTGATGCTTTTATCATTCTTTTTTTGTAATTTTGTAATTTTGTAATCACCAATAAAACATCTTTTTAGCATTTTAGGTAATTCTTCAATTAAAAAACTTCCATGTGGTATAGAAAATCCAAATCTAAAATCATCATCTTTTTTTGTCATATAACCATTACCATAAAAATACCCTAATATATACGACAATTCTTCCGTTAATGTAGTTGGTACTTCTATTTTATTGACATTAAAGTGATCAGTACTTACTGCATTGTTAGTCAATTTAACATCATTTTTAATATCATACTGATTCATGTTAAACATTATAAAATCATCTTTAGTTATTTCCTGTAATTCTTTCCATATTTTAATATCTTGGATTGTATCATAGACAAAAAATTTGTGATTTTTTGTTGCCTTTATTGTATTTCTATTTTTTGTTGTTAGTTTATATACATCAGATACCCCATTATTAAAAACTCTAGTTGATGGAAATATACCACTAGTTGTATATAATTCATTGTTTTTTGTTTGCCATCCATCGACATCTACATCAACTATTTCATCCATCCGCAATAGTCCTTGAGTTGTTGATACTAAAGTATCTGTAGTAAGGCAAGATCCTTGCATAATACCATCTAATACTGAATTATACATAGCAATAAAAGGAATTGAACCACCTGAATTTTTTCCAACACTACTAATCATCTCATTAGCACCTCTAATATTATCAAACATTAGACCACAACCACCACCCATTTTAGTGACTTGAGCTATTTCCTTCATCGTATCCATAATACCATCAATAGAGTCCTCAATTTTCATTGGAAAACAACTACTAAGAGTACCATATCGTTCACCATCGGTATTAGCATTCATTATAGTAGGACTACTTGGAATAAACTCTTTATTCTTAATATAATCAAGAATTGGTGGATGTAATTTTGAAATTCTTTCAGCAACTTGTTCCCATGTTGTCTCTGTACTTAAATAATATCTCTCTTGTAATAACTTATCAATTTGTTTTGGTGTTGGCATATTCTATTCCTTTATTAACTTGTAATTATTATCATATATAAAATAGTATTTTTTATCCTTAATGTATTTTTGAATAATGACTTGCTTAAAATATTTAATCTTTTCTTTATTAAAAAATTTGTTACTAATATTTGCTCTACATATTTAGTCATATGAAATGATTTTGGATTAAGGAATTTAATTACTGTACTATTTAAATTATGTTCTGTATTAAATTCTTCAATTCTATAATATAAATCAATATCATTTATTTTCAATTTTTTCTTTGCTCTACTATTCTTGCTTGATAATGTAATAATAGATGAATTTTTAAGATGCTTTGTTTTTCCGATTTTAATTGAATCTATAATATAGTAAAACATTATTTTTTATCTCTTCCTTTGAAAATAGATTTTAGTAAATTTAATCTTGAAATGAATTTACTCTGATAATCTTTGAATTTTTTAGTATTAACAAATGGTGTAATTAATTCAATTGAATACAATACTTCTTCATTACTCATTCTGATTACATCTTTCAACATTGCATGATTAATATGAAAATGTTTTATCATAGAAATAAATCCTTTTCTGTCATTATTTTAAATATCATATTATTATTTTTACAAAATTGTTTAGTTGCTTTCCACTTATTTTGATTAGTAATATATGTTTTAGTTTCATACATATATCTATTCATAGCTTTTTTATTATTAATCTTAGGTTTTTTTGGTGGTTGTGTTTGTTGCATTGGTTTAACTTCAATTAACATTTTAGTATTAGGTTTATCTTTATTATAAAACTCACAATAAAAATCCATAATATATTTATGTTGTTTACCATCAAAATTCATATAAGGTAGAATAATTCCTTCAAAACTCCAAGCAATTACATTCTTACGATTATCTAATAATGCCATTACCCTAGCTTCCCAAGATGATCTATAAATTGGATTCTTCATAGTTAAAGTATAATCTCTAGAACTAGAATTTGATGTTCTAGTACCTAGATATTTATCTTTATTGACAACTTTATATTCACCTTGGGAAAATGCCATTACATTACATCTTTCAATACAGTAAAAAACATTTGAAAATCATCATGAATCTTAGGAAAATTATTATCTTCTAACCAATTCCAAACATAAGCACCATCTAAAGGAATTATCTCATAATCATCATACGCTTTAACAACAGCATCATTAATAACAATAGGTATTTGATTAAAATCTATTATTTTCTTATTAACAATATAATTATGCTTAATATCTTCATCAGTTTCTAATTCAGTTAATCCTTCATTCAACATCTTTTCAGCAGTTTTAGGACCACATCGTTTTTTAACTCCCTTAATATTATCAGATTTATCCCCTGTAAGAATTTTAATATCTAAAGCTCTTTGAGGATTTAATGATTTAATATATTCCTTTTTAATTGGGTCGAATTGGGAAAAGTTTTTAAATTTCTGTAATTGAATAAAATCTTTATCCATTGATATTAGTTCCATATCATAATCTTTAGAATTACCAAATTTCTTAGCAATTACTGCAATTATATCATCACCTTCACACCTATCAACTCTTATAAAATATACATTAGTAAGTAATTTTTTTAATGTTTGAATAAATTCTTCTAGTATAGGAAAAAACTCTTCAAAATCTACAATAGCATCATCTCTAACCGCTTTTCTTTGTGCTTTATATTCAGGATAAATTTCTTTTCTCCAATTATTTCTATTCTCTAAAGCAATCACAACTTTACTAGCTTTTTTATCTTTGATATTAAATAGAATATTATTAAGCATCATATTTTTCCAATTTTGATACATATCAGCTTTAGTATATTTTTCTCCATCACCATTCATATATTCAAATTTCTTTGATTTATATTCAGGAGCACAAATAAAAATTGTCCTATATGCTAAATTATGTAAATCAAAAAACAATATCTTCTTTTTTTCTTTTACTTCTTCAACTGTAAAGAAATCATTCAATTTACTCATACTTACTCTCCTTTTATAAATTTATTCAAATAATTAGCAACACCAATAGCATCAGCTTCATCTTCATTCAATCCACAATCTGCATATATTTCTGTAGAAATTGTGGTCATTAACATAGCAAAGGTTTTCTTATTACCCTTTTTTAATTTATCTCTAGCACCAACTAATTCAGCTAAAACACTTTGCATCTTTTTTAAATTAGAATCTTTTTTTCTTTTAGCTTTACCAATATCTTTTCTCATCTGAGTGATATTAGCATCATCTATATTTCTAGTTAATTCTAAAGTTGCACTTTCAATTTTAGCTTCATAGTAGCTAATTTTATCAGCATCCAATAGATTATATACTCTACATACAGATAATTGGATTTCAGCTTTCTTAGCAGAGCCATTACAACCATCTAACACCTTTTTCCACTTAGAAGGTTCTACAAGTGTTGGGTCTTTCTTAGTGTACGCATAAGCGGTCTTAATG